GACGACCTGTTGGGTATCGTCAAGACCTACTTGGAGTATGCAGACAAGGCAACGTCGTTCGTGATTACCCTTGTCAGAGAGGAGGTGCCAGAGCCTGAGTTCTGGGATCGTGAAGAGCCTGAGCATAAGGTCGAAGGGACACAAGCTAACTTCGATCGTTACATAGCTGGTGATAGGTAAGCAACGCCATACATAGGAGATGAACATGGCAACGCTTTCTGCAAAGGTAAGTGAGAAAGGTGCGGTTTCGGTGTACGGTGTGAGGCAGAGGTTCCCGATCACGTTCTACGCCGATGAGTGGGAGGTGATCCTTGATGCAGGCCCGAGGATCAAAGCTTTCATCAAGGCGAATAAAGGTAAGCTCAAGGCTGCCAAGGAAGGCGGCAATGGTGGGCCGGATGGTACGACGGCGCTCTAAGCCGGAGACATGGGTGGTCGCGGGGCTTGTCCTCGCGACCACTCTTGTTTGGCTGGTGCTCCTAACGGGGTGCCAGGTTCCGCTGAGATGATGTATGACTCATACAAGGAGGATGCCGTGTACACAATCATTTGGGAAGCGAACGGAATCCATCACGAGTGCAAGACGAAGGATCGTCTCACCGCACGTCAGGTACAGGAGGCCATCATTGATTACTGGCATGGTGATGGTATTGTCGTTAAGATGTGGGATGGACAGGCTGTGGTTAAGGAGGAAGTGTCATGATCGTTTGGGAACTGCTACATCCGAAGATGACACCGGAGCACTTGGGCCTGCTTCCGTTGTGGATACACGATGACGATCCCGATCCTGCATGGAAGCAGATTGACAAGAACTACCAGCATGGTGGTGGATGGAACTCAGGTGTGATGACGAGCTTTAAGATGGACCCTGAGACGTATGTGCTGAAGTATCCCGGTGATCCGCCACTTGAGCCGTTAGCACGGACGATGCTGCGAGACGAACGTATCTTGTTCTACAATCATGCCATCGTGAACATCGTTCAGAAGGACGGTTCGTTTGAGGTAGCGAGGATCGACTGAGATGACTAGAAACCAAGCTGAAGAGATCGCACGCGCGCAATGTCGTGAAGAATGTCGTGCGCTGCTTTGTGAACGAGGTCAACGCTGTATGGCGTTGCTATATGACACGCCGGGCTTTTATGAGCGTATCCAAGAGCTGCTCGCGAGGCCCGACTGATGTTTGGTATCGAACTGATGCGGTTATTGGGAGGCGGAACTATGGAGATCGAGACGTACAGAATGCGGGACGGTAGTGTGCTTGTACTGGTGGAGAATGAGAAGGGGTTTAGGTATGAGGTCACGATATATGATAAGAGTGACATCGAGCAAAGGACGTGGCCACACTTCTTCTTACAGGATGCGAAGAAACAGTTTGAGGAGTTGAAGAAGAGAGACCAGAGTCCACTCACAGAGACAGGAGCGAAGCGATGAAAAAGACAACGCCAGAGCAGACCGCGAACGATAACACAGCAAACGACGGGTATGACGTGGGATCAGCAAGCTATATAACCGAGCCGTGTCCTTGCCCAACATGCGGTGCTCAGATTGATCGATTAGACCCAGTTCTTGTAGAGAATAGAGAGTTGAGAGCTGAGATCGCGCGGCTCAAGGCGGAACATGAGAGCTATGTTGAATGGACACAGGCCAGCCTAGAGCCAAAGCCTAAGACAGACCTGCGTGCGCTGCTGCCGGAGCTGGCTGTGATCCGGCAGGTCATGAAGGAGCCAAAGTCATGAGAGACAAGAGAGCCGAGAGGGCTAGACGCAAGAGGCTGTTCGGGCAGCTGAAGTTGCAGGCCGACATCTTGTATGACTCATACAACTCGGAGGGTAAGTCGAGTGTAATCATCGGACGGATGATGCTTATTATCCTCGAGATCGTAGGACAAAGGGCGATGAACAGTGAGAGGAGGGAGGCGCTTGCGGATCATTTTACAGACTGTTCCGTCTCTGATGGGGCCGTCGTTGAGCTGGGTGGGCCAGGCGACAGGGACATTATACATATTAGCGGGAACTACAGCATCAGCGATCTTGCGAAGCGTATTACTTGGGGAGATGTGCGAGGAGCAGAAACCATCGACGCTTAAAATAAAGCTTGACATAGTGCTATCAAAGTGCTATACTGAAGCTTCATGTCACAGAGGAGAGGCTGCCATGTCTGAATTGCCTAAGTCTAACGGTTTGTCGCAGCTATTGATCTCAATAGCTGGCAAGCTTGAGAACGGAGCGAATGGTTTGAGTAAGGAGCTGCTTCTCCAAACCGCCGCTAAGATGGATGCGCTCGAAGTGGTTGCTTCGGTTGCGTCCACTATGATTGCAAGTGTACCTAAGAAGTCGAAAAGTAAGAAGTTGAACCGATCCCTTGTGCATAGGGATGATGTTATCGCTTTGAGTGCTGCGCTTCGTGAGGCAGGGTATCCCACTAAGAACTATGTATGACTCATACAACTTGAGGTGCAAGATGACTGATAGACTAGCAGACCTGATCGTTGGATTGCAGAGGATGGCTGAAGGCGCTCGTGTTCGTGGCGATGACTTGGAGTACACGCAGAGAGAGGAGAGGTACGAACATATCAGGTATCTGGATCAGTTGCTGATGATGGTCGAGAAGCTACGTACATCTTTGATGGAGGATAGGAAACGGTTCATGCCGGTTGAGAATAGGATTGACAACAGGATACAGGAACAAGCTGTACAACCACCGAAGTTCATTCAACAAGCGAGGAAGGAGAATGTCAATGGCTGAGGAAGATTTTGTAGACTACTTTCGTATCCAGAACGTCGAGGCTAGGCCATATGTGCCCGGTGAAGATGTGTCTGCTGTCACCATGTCGGAGAGCTACACACCACAGGAAGGAGACATGATCGCGAGGAACCCGAGGGATAGGGATGTGTTGTTCCTGATCCCCAGGGATGTATTTGTGACGACCTACGAGACGATTACGGAGGCGAGAGGGGCACCGAAGACGCAGGCGAAACCTGCTGGAACGAGAGCAAAGACAAAGGAAGAGTTCTAGTTGTATAACTCATACAAGTGGAGGCTGCCATGAGTTTCGAGACAGACATCATCAAGACGCTTGCCAAGATGGGCAAGAACGGGACCATCAATCCAGACGCCAAGCACAACACAGGCTCGCTTCTGGGTGAGGCGTTCATGTGGGATCGGATCGAGGCGTATGCCAAGAACCGATCTGAGGCTGCGTGGAATGCGATGGCGAAGGAGGGGCTTATCCCTGATAAGACGACGCTTGACCCCGGCGACCATCAGCTCTCACAGAGTCCGAACTTCGCTGTGTTCGCGAGGGTGACTCATCCTGTCAAGCGGTTCAGTGGTGACGAGCTGGCTGTGCTGCTGGCGAAGAGTAAGTACAAGGTGCCAGTCAGTACGACCAAGGAGCTGATCGATCAAGCTAAGGTGCCGACCAAGTCGGTGGTGTCCATGAAGGTTGTGGAGAGGGGCTGATGGCATTGGTGTTGCAGCGAACGATAGAGGAGATGTCAACAGAAGAACTGGAACAAAGATTGGAGATGATAAGGGCGAGACGTATCGTTGCTGCGATGGAGTATGCTGCTGGTCAAGACCTTAAGCTTGAGTACGAAGTCGATAAGGTTCGGCGCAAGCTTAAGGCTCACTACGAGATGTTAGGGAAGGAACTCGACCGCTGCGACCGTGCTATCTTTGCGTTAGAGAACAGGGTCGCAGCGATTGAGCAGTTGAAACAGGAAGCCGGTCTGCTTGAAGACTACAGTGTATGACTCATACAAGTCGAGGTGCAATATGAAACACACGCTAGGCGACGCTCCGATTGACGAAGAGTACCGCGAGAAAATGAACGATCTGGCACGCTTCCTTGACCACGAGTTCAATGGCGACCAAGGGCCGAAAATGGTCGGCTTTGTGATGATGGTCTTTCCGTTCGAGGGTCACGAAGGCCGCTGCAATTACATCAGCAATGCCAAGCGTGACGATATCGTAGTGCTGCTCAAAGAGCAGATCAAGCGATTTGAGGGCCAGCCTGAGATGAAGGGGAGGGCGTGATGCAATTCAACGAGTTCCAGAGAATGTTGAAGGACGCGCATCTGAGCGAGAAGGCTCAGTATCTGCTGTCGCATATGTTCGAGGTCCAGGTGGAGTTTAGTAAGAGTCTCGATCTGATACTAAACTTGATGGAGCAGATGACTGACAAGATGCAGAGTGTCACGCATATCAACAGTGAGATACTGGAGCAGATGCGGGAGTTGAGGCGTCGCGGTATGCCTGATGGTGTAGAGGTGCATAGTGTCAAGAACGAGCCGGAGGATTGAGATGAAGATGGCTCAGGGTTACGTCACTGATGATGGCACGTTCTTTGAGAACAAGTCAGAGGCTGTGCTTCACGAGGCAGAGGCAAGGTTAAGGAAACAACTAACGGACATGTCCAACGGTGCGATAGATGTCGATAAGTTCCTTGGCCTTGTGCTCGAAGTCATGCCTGCACTGAAAGGGTTCATAGATGCCTACAATTCCGCGGTTTCCGCTAAGTTCGATCAACAGGCCAAAGAGCAGGACGGAGGAGAGATTGACGAGAGTAAGCCGTCCGCGGTTGATGCAAGTCTTGGCCACGTCTCCAGTACAGAAGAAGACCTTGCATCCCTACTCAAACTCCCGACTCGAGGACCTAGCCATGTGCCCAACGTGGGGAGTGGTCCACATGCAAAGGAAGTACCAAAGCGACGCGCGAAGCATGGCGCTGGAGGCGGGTGAGCTGATGCATCAGGTCTTTGCTGCCGTGAGGATACGGCACTTGAGCCGGAAGCAGGGGTTTGATACACATGCTCAGGTGGTAGGGCGTCGCATCTTCAAGTCGGCCAGGTGGAATGCCTGCTGTTCACATTGTATGACTCATACAGAGGAACGTGACCAGCTTCTGGAGTTGTGCTTCAGGGTGTTAAGCTCGAGCGGCTGGAAGGACAACATCAGCGATCAGACTCGGACCATGACGAACATGGAGCTTGCAACCATATGTTATGTCGATGAGCATTTACCTAAAATGGAGAACTGGCCCATATACGTTGAGGACGAAGGCAACCCCCAAGCTTGTGTGGGAATTGAGCAAGTGTTCGACGTTGTACTCACTTACGAGGATAACAAGGAGGTTCGATGTGTTGGAACCATTGACGGCTTGGTTAGCAAGGCGAGCACTGGTGAGTATTATCTCGATGAGAACAAAACTGCGTCAAGGCTCGGAGATGCCTGGAGAAACGCCTTCGACATGAGGCATCAGATCACTGGCTACTGTGCGGCTAGTACCAGTGTGTTTGGGTTCCCTGTGTACAGAAGTCGTGTGACTGGACTGCGGATCAAGCCTGCGAATAAGGGTGAGGATGTGTATCCGTTCGAACCAATCATGAGGAAGTGGGATGACATTCAACACTGGGCTACGTGGGTTCGTGAGATGGCTGAAGTATACGAGCGGTATAAGGATGACTTTGAACATGCGACAAGGTTCACGCACTCTTGCAATCGCTACTTTCGGCCATGTTCGCTACTTAGTTTTTGTGCAGACCCAGATGGGGCCGCCGGGCGCAAGCTCGCCTTTGACGATCTCATGGTCCCGGCAGAACCTTCGCCCAGCGAACGAGCCGTGAGCGAGTGATGAACAGCAATGGCCCGTTTGAAATCACAAGTCAGGGTGATACGTCGAGGCGGATGACCATACTGATGTGGGGTCCGGCCGGTAGTGGTAAGACAACATGGGCTGCCACGGCTCCTGGTAAGAAGTTGTGGCTGTCGTTCGGAGATAACGAGCATCAGTCTGTTATGGAGCGCAAGGACGTTGTTGTGATGCCGTTGTATAAGCACAACTACGATGAGGTGATTAAGCATGGGAGGTCAGACAATCCGTTTAACTTGGATCACATACTGCATGAGGATAGAGATATCGAGACGGTTGTATGTGACTCAGTGACGGCGTTGACAGATATGGCTTTGCGTGCTGCGGTCGGTATGCGTCTTGGTATGGGTAAGGGCTTCGTGCCATCGATGGAGCATCCTGGCATGTCTGCCTACGGAGGACGCAACGCCATTACACTTGAGGTGATGACGAAGCTACTGAGGATAACGGCCAAGCATGACGTACATCTGATCCTGACGGCACACGAGGCTGATCCTGAGAAGGATGCGGAAGGGATCATACAGTACATTACAATCATGCTTGGTGGTAAGCTTGTGAACAACGTGACGTGGAGGCTGTCAGAGATTTGGTATCTGGATCAAGATAGTCGTGGCCGTCAGCTTGCAGTTAGGCCATGGCTTAAGCATAGGCCAATGAAGTCTCGTATGTTCACTGGTATTGGAGAGCCTGCGTTTGTGCTGACGTATGACTCAAACAAGCCGGACAAGGGACAGATGACGATTGCGTCGTTCTACGAGAAGTGGGTATCGGGGAACACGAAGCTACAGATACCAGCGTCGAGGAGAGACAAATGATTATCAGGTGTGCAAGATGCAGAGCCGAGATCACTGGCGAGTACAAGTTCAGGGTCGAGGACGGCAAGGCGTTTTGTATGAGTCATACAACAAATTCCTGGGCAGAGGATAACAAAGTCGAAGCGGCTGCCCCCGCTGTCGAGAGGAGCAAGTGAAAATGGCGACAGATGAACCGATGGGCCTGATCGAACTCGACGAGAACCTCGCCGATGTAGAGAAGCCGAAGGAAATTCCTCCGGGCAAGTACCTCGGTGAGGTCCAAGACGTTCAGGAGAAGGCGAGTGCTGCCGGTAATACTTACTTCGCCGTTCAGTTCCGCGTTCCTCCAGACGAGCTGCCCGCAGATGTGGCGGAGCAGTACGAGGACGGTGCAGTCTTATTCTGGAACCGCATCATCAAGCCGCGGGGCCGGAGCGACAGGCGTGCGTTGTTCAACTTGCGTAGGTTCATTGAGGCATTGGGGCTCGATCCCAATACGACCACGATCGATCCCAACGATTGGATGGGCCGTCAGGCTCGTCTGATGGTTCGGATGGGCAAGTACCAGGGTGAAGAGCGTGCCGAGATCGCATCGGTTGAGGCCGGTGAAGTCAAGGCTCCGCCCCGTGGTAACGCCAAGGCGAAACCGGCGGCTGCTGGTCGCAATCGTCGGGCTGCTGCTGAGTAACTGAGCTAGGGCCGGTGTATGAGTCATACATCGGCCCACTCTCCAGAGGAGTCTGACATGAAACATCCCAGAGACATCACCATCAGTCTTGGCGAACTGACGGCTAGGACTGGTGATATTCAGATCATTTATAGGGTGTCTGCGGACGACAAGGTTGATATCGACACGGCTGCCAATAGGCTCAACATGTCAACTTCGCAGTTCCTTCGAATGGTAACAATCCAAGCAGCACGTAAAGTAGTGGCGGAGGTGGTATGAGCCAGAAAGCATTTATTAAGCTGGAGAAGAAGTTGGCATGTGATCTCAGGCCAGGAGACTTATTCGCGATGGATATGGAAGACACCACACGTTTTATCAATGAGATGAATGGTGGTGATCCTTTAATGGCGGTGTTCCTGAGGACTAACATCGCGGCCGATGAGTTCGAGGATATGGATGTTACAGTCTATAAGGTCCACGTTACTGTCATAGACCCAGAAGAAGGACTGCCTCCAAGAATTAATCCTCATGCACCTCCAGGTACAAACAATGCCAAAGGATGACATCCACTTTAGTAGCGAACAGTCTCGTGCAATAGACATGTGCTGTGACATGACCGTCGTTATTGCTTGTGTCACGGGTGGTGCCGGTGTCGGCAAAACACTTGTGTTAGGGGAGGTTTACAGAGAGCTGAAACGGATGAAGAAGAGAGTAGCTCTGTGTGCCCCTACAGGGAGAGCGGCCAAGCGTATTCAGGAACTGAGCGGGATACCAGCGAAGACAGTACATAGGTTGTTGCAGTTCCCTATGCCTGACGACATCGACCTCGAAGAGGATTGCGATCCAAATCTTCCACGGAGAAACAGAGGCAATCCTCTCGAGGAGAACGTTGTGATCGTTGACGAGTCGTCTATGATCTCGCCGTCCCTGTATAGGTATCTGATCGATGCCTTACCCAAAGGTGGAGTAATCAGATGGTTCGGAGACAACAATCAGTTGCCTCCGGTTGAAGAGGGTAAGCCTCCATTCATCACGCTACTGAAGGAGTTCCCATCAGTTGAGTTGACATACAACTACAGGAGTGGTGATGCGATTGTAGATAATGCACAGCGCATCCTACGCGGATGTATACCTGTGAGGAACGAGTGCTTCGAGATTATCTACAGTGACAATCCGCTTAGTGTGCTTCTGGACTTTATCACTGAGGAGTTCACGCAGGAAAACTATCAGGTCATCATGCCAACGAGAAAGGGGAGAGCAGGTACAACTCGAGCGAACCCCTCGATACAGATGCGGTTCAACAGTACAGGACCGATGCTGAGGCTGGATAGGTTTGATAAAGCTGAGGCGCCTCTTGCAATCAGGGCGAAGGACAAGCTTATTTGGGTTAAGAATGACTACAAGCTGAACCTGTTCAATGGAGAGATTGGGTACGTCGATTGGGTTGACGCTGATGGTGGTGAGTTAGGTATCGTTACAGGAGATCGGGCAGTTGTCATACCTCCAAGGATTAAGTCGTATGATATGTTCGCAGGGCATATCGTTAACTATGATCCTAGGAAACAGATTGAGCTAGGGTATGCAATCACAACGCATAAGTCGCAGGGATCGGAGTTTGAGACTATCATCTACTGCATGAGTAAAAGTCAAGTGTGGCTGCTGAATAAGCGTAACTTTTATACAGCAATCACGAGAGCAAAGAAGAATGTAGTTTTGATTACGGATAGGAGGGCTATGGGCCTATCCATGCGAAGCTACGATGTATGACTCATACAAGTACGGAGCACAAAATGCTGCAAAAGATCGAGCTGCCACAGATCACGAGACAAGAACTTGAACTAGATTTCAGAACACACGCGGATCAATTACTCCTCGACACTGAGGTGTTTTCAGATGGCCCAGTCACGAGTTCGATCGCGATTGTCGGAGAGGGACCAGGAGAAACTGAGTTGCGTCATCCTCAACGACTTCCGTTTGTTGGTGGAGCTGGTCACCTTCTTTGGAGTTCCCTTCAAGCGTACGGAATCAATCGAACAAACGTTTACACTACTAATGTGGTCAAGCGGCAGATCAGCCTCTCGCGGAAAGGAAATGAACGTCACATCGTGCACCGAGACGAACTCGATAAGTGGATCGGCATGCTCAAATGGGAACTCGGGCAGCTTCCCAATTGCAGCATTATCTTCGCGATGGGAAACTATGCTCTCGAAGCTATTCTCGGAGATACCGGAGTCACCAATTGGAGGGGCTCTGTTATTGACGCAGAGCTTCCCAATAGAAAGCGAGGACGGATCGTATGCTCCTACAACCCAGCTTACGCACAGCGGGAGCTTAAATTTGAGCCGGTCTTTCGACTGGATTGCAAGAAGCTCGACCTCGTTAATCGAAATGTCTTTAGACCACATCGAGTTGAGGCGATAATCAACCCGACGTTCAAAGAGGCAATGGCGTTCATCAGCGATCTGAACAAGGCTAAGAAGCCGATCTCATTCGACATCGAGACGATGAACACAACAGAGACGGTGTGTTATGGGTTATCGAATGATGCTCACTCAGCTATGTGTATCAATCTGCGTGACGGACGAGACAATCGATACAGTGTGGGGCAGGAGCGTCAACTTCTGGTGGCCATACAAAACATGTGTAACTCAAACAACATCATCGCCCAGAACGGTTCGTTCGACACCTATCATGAGTGGCTTCGAAACGGGCTCCGCATTAGGATTTGGTTCGACACCCTGCTGGCTCACCACACTCTTTATCCGCAGCTTCCCCATAGTCTTGCCTTTCTCGTATCGCAGTATACTACGCATCCCTTTTACAAGGATGATGGGAAGAAGTGGAAAGAGGGAGGGGACATTGACAGTTATTGGATTTATAATTGTACCGATGCCGCCCTCACTTACGCTTGTTTCGAACCCCTATACAAAGAACTCAAAGCCCAAGGACAGGAACGGTTCTTCTTCGACCACGTAATGCGGGCACAGCCTCATCTCGTTGCTGCTGCTGTGCATGGTGTGAAGGTGGATATGAGTGTAAGGGAAAGCATTACAGAGTTAGTCAATCGCGACGTGGACAACTACAAGGCTGAGTTTCATCGTCTTGTTCAAGAGGCATGTGACGATGAGGAGTACTATCCGAACCCTGGATCGTGGCAGCAGCTACAGGAGTTGTTTTTCAAGAAGCTCAGACTGAAAGGCAAAGGTACGTCTACAGATGAGGCTAATCGAGACAACATCATGCGTGATCCCGGTACGCCGGCCGTAGCAAGGGAGATGATCGGTGCCCTCAACAGATGGAAAAAAGAAGACAAGTTCCGAGGGACATATGTGGAGTCGAAGGTTTCTACGGATGGTCGGTTTCGAAGTGAGTACAAGCAGTACGGTGTTGCCCGCGCGCCCGGACGCTTATCTAGTGCGGCGCTTATATACGGTGAAGGTGGTAACATGCAGAACCAGCCGGTTCGGGCACGTAGTATGTACGTTGCTGATCCAGGCTGTGTGCTTCTGTATTTCGATCTCTCCCAAGCGGAAGCTAGAGTGGTGGCATATCGAGCCTGCATACCAAAATGGAAGCAACAGTTTGAGCAAGCTCGAATTGACGGGAAGTATGATTGTCATCGAGCGTTAGCTTCTGAGATGTTCAAGGTGCCCTATGATGATGTCCCGCTCAAGGACTGGAACGATGAGGGTGGTCCCACAATTCGGTACATTGCCAAGCGGTGTCGCCATGGTCTTAATTACCGAATGGAGAAGTGGAAGCTTGCCGAGGTTACGGATTTGCCATTTCATCAAGCTGCTCGAGCGTGGTCCGTATACCATAGCATCACCCCCGAACTTCGTTACTGGTGGGCCGCAGAAGAGAAGTCGTTTAGGGCCACGAGGGAGATATACAACGGGCTCGGACGAAGGTTCAAGGTGATCCAACGGCTCGACGACGACGTGCTAGACAGTATCATCGCATTTTATCCCCAGTCGACAATTGGGGATAAGGTCACGCGAGTCTGGTATATGTGTGAGGAAGACGACGAATGGCCCGACAGAAAATATGCTCGCATAGCGATCGATGTACATGACAACCTCGTTCCGATTACAACTCCAAAATACGCGAAGACTTGTCTCAAAATCATGAAGAAACACGCGGAGTCGCCAATCATGGTCCAGGACGTGTACAAACATAAGCCGGAACCACTGATTATCCCAGCGGAACTTAAGATGTCCTATCCTACGTCGTGGGATGGCAAGAGCTTTGTTGAGGATGCGCGGGGCCTGCACCGTTGGAGCCATATGAAGGAGGTCCATCTATGACGATCAGGGACATCAGAGCTGTGCTATCTGCTTTCCTCATACCGTCGGGCACAGCAGGGCACACGGAGACGGAGATATTCAGGAGGTTCGCACATATACCTAAAGAGGACTTGACGACAGAACTTCACATCATGTGGGAGGAAGAGATGGTCCAGCGGTTCACGCTGGACCCTAAACGAGTTGTGTGGCGGGCGACTGACAAGCTCAATGTATGAGTCATACAACTTATTGTCCAGGCCCAAATGCCTGCGGCAATATATCAGGGAAGCCGATGCTCGAGAAACTACTTCCTAATGGCTCTTCCATATCTGGCTCAAGGAATGGCTTGATGTCACTTAGACGCACCGGCTTCCCTCCACGGTTCGCTTTGTTCCACTCTGAGTTCGTGAACTCCTCCTCCACTTGACGCCTAACATAGTTGATTACACGCAGGGCTTCAAACTGCTTCTTCCTGTAGAAGTTAACTACTTGCCGTCGGTCAGTGGTATCCACACCATTCTGGTCAAGTTCGTATTTTCCAAGGCGGGCCAAGTAGGCTTGCGTTCGTTGAGACTCAGTAGGCAAAGCATTCTGCTCCTCTTCAGTCATGTTTATCATGTGCTGCCATCTATTGTAGCTACCGTGATTAAGGTCTTTGAGCCTGTTAAGCTTGTCGGTGGCATCGCCGTAATTAGCCCATAGAGATTTGAAGCCGACACCACCCTCATCCTTTCCTTTGACAAAGTTGGGGCTCTCTTTTGAGAATCGATTGTAGAAGCTTTGCATAAACTGGATGTACATTGGGTTAGTAGGTTCTGGCTGTGGAAGTCCAGGATTGCCTTCGTTAAACTTAAACAAGCCAGCACGCTCGGTCGCAAGGATGCCACCGCCGATGCTTGGAGGCTTAACATTAACGGCGCCTTCATGAACCGTCCACTTCTTAAAGAAGCGCGCGAGTGCGTTGTATTCTCGTTGATACTCGAATGCCTCTTTTGCTATATCTGTATTGTTTGATACGTCAGGCAAGACCCGCGTCCAGTCTCGCAAGATCGGAGTCTTCTTCGCAAGGATTTCCCCGACTTGCTTTGTGCCAGCCCACAACGCACTCTTATCTCCTTCCACTTGTGATGCGGCTGCATAGAACCCACCGATAGCTTCAGCGACACCACCGAATAGTGCTCGAGTGGTTCCTTCCAATGCGGTAGGAAGTCCACCGTTCTGATTATACGGATCACCCTTCACCGGATAGGCTTCACCACCGAATATACCCTGTGGGAGCCTGATATTAAACCGAGCGCCCACCGCACTTGCAGCGGGAGGCATGGGTGGAACAGCAGCAGTCTCAAGGAACATGTGTGCTGCAATCCAAAAGTCTTCTCGTGTAGAGCGTCGCTGCGTCACGTTATCGGGCATTGCGTGCCAGAAATCTCTCGGAGCCTCATTAGGTTTGTCGCTCCCAAGCATATGGTGTAATGCGATTTCAACGGCACGCTTAAACGGATTTAGCTCGTGGAAGAAGGTAAGCTCTATCCCATCCTCTACTGGTTGTCCCCAAAGAGGAATGTAGAAGTTCATCTGACGATTGTATGCACTTCGACCGTTCAGTAGATAGTCGAGGTAGCTTCTTCCGTTAGGATCGCCTCCCCTCCCACCTGTCTTAGGATCATCCATGTCTAGCATTTTCGCGTAGTAGAACATTCCTGCAGCAGGAGCCATGGCGTATAGTATCGTGCTCCGTGTAAAGCGCAGTGGATTATTCACATATGCTTCGCCGATACGCTTTGCTCCTTGAAGCGTAGCGTTCCACCAAGGGATAGCTTGACGTGCTGCCTCTGCTGTGTAGCCATAGCCGTACATTAATCCTGTAGCGACAGCCTGATCCAACTTGGTTGCGGCTTCGAATCTAACGGGCCTCACACCTTCCTCTCCTCGAACCAATAATGACCCTCCTGTACGCGGATCACCTGTCAGCCTACGTCCACGAAGAGCAAGCTCTGGGAGTCCTTCTCTACCCATATTCTTGACGATGAAGTTGTAACCAGCCGCATTATGCACCGACTCAAGCGTTGCCTTCCACGCATTCCAGAAGTGCTGTCCTCCGCGGAAGACAGGATCAGCCATCGCTTTCTTATCAAACCACTCTGTAGCCTTCTGAAACCCGAGGGCACGTTGCTGCTGCTCGATGATGCTTCCTCTATGTGTGCCTGCTGACTTCAACTGCGCGAAGACGCTCTCTTCGAAAGTTACAGCCATTCGCTTCGACCAAGCCTCCATCCACTCCTTCCCGAACATCTCACCAAGTACACCTTGACTACCGCGTTCAAGACCGCGTGAAATGGACCGCGCTATTTGTGGATACAGTTGCTGCGGAATAGCCATCACCGAACCTAGGGCGGAAGGTGCTTTGAAACCCGCCTCCGTAGTGAACTTTGCAATCCAGTACGAGCGCAGCGCACTGGTTACGGCGAAGTTAGGAGCGAGCACACCTGTCGTTGTTGCCTCCAATGCGCGCTTGGTCCCGAATAGGATGTTACTGCCAACACTCGTTATCATATGATGGTCGATCTTCAGTACGTCGGCTACGAACGGGTCAGTTGTATAGTACTCTTTCTCGCCACGACGCTTAAATGTTACGGTTCGATTATGCCACTCAGGATGGTCGTTGTATTCTTTCTCGGAGATTTGTCTGAATAGGCTTTTACCTCCTCCTGGTAGGTTCTCGTTAGGCGCGATCTTCCGCACCTCGTCAACGTACCGGCCCACAGCTTCGTTATCTAGGCGCTCCTTAACCATGCCGCGAAACGCATCCTGCTTCGATATAAGCGACCGTTCATCGCCAAGAAAGTTTGTATGACTCATACGTCTCGCATCTGCTTCGGCTTTTGTTAGAATGCCATATTCGCCTGCCTCCTGAAACTTGATTTCTGCTGTGTTGTGTGCCCTAATCGCATCGGACATCTTTGCAAGGCCAGGATTAGCTGCTTCCATATCACTAATGGCCTTGTTCACGTCTTCGAGAGATTGCTTCTCGACTACAACATCCTCAGCTGATTTACGAGCTTCATAGACTCTCTGACGTGGCGATGATGGTTCTAACCTGCGCGCTTCGGCAGCACGCGCTACAGGTGCATTCCGTGCCTCCAAGATGTCATCTTTGATGCTTTGCAGGCGCAGGTACATATCTGACTCCTCGCTGGACCTCCTGGCGACCTCGCCAAGAGGAACAGGAGCTTCGAATTTGTACGACGGTGTTGCAATCCTGCCAGTATCGATACCTCCGTCAGCGAGCGCGCGTCCCCCGTTGCGTGTTATGATCCTGTGCTCTTGTATAAGCTTGTCCGCTGCCTCTGTAGGCATTCCTGCACGTGTTGCGATGCGCTCTAGTGGTGCGATAACGTCATCCTGTAGTCGAGCAATATCACCCAAATTACTGATGGCTACAGTTCCTTCGGCTGCGCCAGCAACATCTCGAGCCGTTGCACGAGCACCTGCGGGAACCTCTCCTCTAAGTAGTTTGGAGTAGACCTTAGGAGCAAATGCCATTCCGACAACGGTAGCCCCGAGCACACCCATAGCAGTGTACTCGGACTCACTAACACGCTGTACTCCAATGCCTTCATAGATTTTCGTTGCGGTAGGCGTGAGTGTACGTGCTGCGATCTCTTTAAGGTCCCAGATTTCTTTCTTGCGTTTCTGAAACTGTTCCTCTGTCTCTGCGTATGGGTCTTCTCCAGGCTTCACGTGCTTCTTTTTTCTGCGTGATACGTTTGGCTCTTTGGTCGTTCGTTCCGCTTCAATTGGGATAATCATGTCGGTAGGTTTAGCAGCGACAGCTTCCGTCCGCTCACGATCCTTTTTCTGTTGCTTAGTTTCCGGCTTGCCGGTAGCAGGATTTATTCTAGGCGCTTCGATCACAACCGAACCAGGTGGTATGGGTGCGTTGATAGTAGGCGATCCAGGGATTGGCGAAACGGGAACAGGCTTACCTGTAGGTGTAGGTGTAGGCGCTCCTCCTACCCCTCCCAGTCCTAACGCATTAGCTGTTCCAGGGTCTACTCCCCTACGTTCCTGCGCCGAGGCTGTACCGACAATCGATACATCGTCAGGGCTGAACGCAGTTAGGCCAGCACGAGCAGCAACGGCTGACGCTGTTAGAGGAACTGTAAAGCTTTTAGAGGCTTGGGTTGGAAGTGTGAGCCCCTCAGCAAAGACAGCAGCCCGTCGATACGGGAACAGATATTGACCGGCCCAATCTCCTATGTGTTCTAGTGACGTCTGGGGCTTTAGTCCCTCGGTTCCTGTTACTGTCTCGATACCTTTGGATGAGCCAGTTGCAAGTTCTTTGAGATAGGTAGCAGCATCACGTGCAAGCCCAGTAGGTTCAGCTTGGAACGTACCACCGACACGTCGTGCGGAACGTGATACGTCGTCAGTGGGTGTCATCTCTTCGATACCAGCAAGCAACTCAGCGAACGCTGCGGGAATGCCGTACATGAGCATCCCAGGCACTTGCAACACCTGCTTTGCACCGAATCGCTCAGGACGTGTTGCGTACTCTGCGGTTGCAGCCAGTCTCTCCATAAATGTTCCGGTTGGTGGCTTGCTCTCCTCCTGCCCTGGGTAAAAATCAGGCTCGACGATAGGACGATCACCAACTACACCTCGTCGAGTGCGGAAAGCGGCACGCTCAAACGGATCTTCTGGCGGCTCAGTAGTGGGAGTGCGAAGCCGATAGTCTTCTGGTCCCGCTACCTGTGATGATGGTAGTGACAATCTAAATTCGGGAACATCAGGCTGAGGTTCTAGATCATGCATCGTACCTAGCGGCTCTGTAGTCACAGGCCGCATGGGAGTCTGTGCAGCAACAACCGGAGCCTCATTCGAAGGTCCCGGTGTAGGAGCGGATGGAGGCGTCTCTAGAGGTTGGTAGCTGGGGTCTCCCCACTCAAGCATTTCGCGCAGCTGTCTATCTTTCTCCTTCGCCTGCTCCTCCTCTGGCGTGAGCAGTGCTGCTAGTTCATCCCATAAATTAGACTCATTAGGATCGAATGAGCCTTCTGGGCCACGACGTGCTGATCGAAAGCTTGCCATTTGTATGACTCATACATCAACGTTCGCGTTGCGCGAGCAACATTCGGATAAGTTCGTCAGGTGACATGCCGCTACGGCTACTTGGCATGGGCCTGTTGGCATTCTCTATTGTTTCGAGGGGACGACTACGCTGTGCCGCCCCCTGCATCTGCTGTAGGATGTTCGCTATGCCAGACTGAGGGTCAATGAACTCTTCAAGCGGGGCGTCCTCAATGTTGCCAGTGGGTATATCAGGCATTAGTATTCTCCTTCGGCAAGCCCCGGTCCTGGCCGTTCACCAGCAAACTCGACTTGACTCGATACTTCTGGTGGCAGTTTATCTTCGCCCCAGTACTGGACGAAAGCTTGTACGTTCTCAGGACTTGGATCGGCGATAAGAGCTTGCTGATCTTCCTCGAGGTTCTCCCATCTCATCCCGCTGCCAGGAGGAGGGCCTTCCTGATTACCCATGCCTCGCTGTACCTGTTCGAGCATCTCTTCATCGGAAGGGCCTTGAGCTGCCATCATCTGTGCTGTTAGAGGATTATTCATATTAGTCTCCTAGAATTGCCATGTGCTTGGGAAGCTCGTCTGCGTCGGATTGAACGGTACTTGATAGGAGTCGCCAAAAGTGCCGTATGGATTATAGAGAGGAAAAGGACTGAACGTCGAACCACTGTAGCCTATATCGGTAACTGATCCAGCACCTCCCCCGTAGCCTGAACCTACGCCAAACCTTGCAGCTCCTCCTGATGTTGTCCCTCCGAATGGTGCAGCCTCACCGCCAACGCCTCTTGATGGATCATTGGACATGAGATAGTTATATCGGTGATCCCAAGAGCCAATATCACTACCGCCACCACCTCCACCGCTACCGCCAACCTTTGTACTCGATGCCATTGCTCCGGTTTTATCTGCTCCTGGCATCATCATCTTCGCAAGGCTCATGAGATCGCTGCCAGTCTTGTCCCCCATAATGGTCTTGGTTAGATCGGACTGTGCAGAGCCAACATTTCTAGCGCCGCCAATGTTGAGGTTTCCAAGCAACTGGTCATAGGCTGTTCCTGTCTTCAACAGGTCTTGTATCCCTTGTTGCGCCATCCCAACGATGCTGCTACCTGTAGGATCGACAGGAGCCACATAGTTCGCTGTATCCTCGAACTGCTTCATGGCTGGTAGGTACTCAGCCGCATGTGAACTCTTA